ATGACTCTATTAGACTGTCTTACTGTTTTAGAACTTGCTGCTTCTGTTACATTTAAATTAACTGTAGATTTATTAGCTGTATAAGTAACACTTCCACCACTTGCAGTAGTTGCATTAAATAAACTATTCTGTGACATGATACTCTTACTATCAAAGATAGTTAGAGGATTAGAAACTCTTAATCTTCCGAATGCATCAACGTTATTACCACCGATTGTAATTAACTGACCATTACCAATATTTACATTATCACAAGACATTAACACTTACCTCCACTAGACATGTACCAAGTAAATCTTTCTGTATCTTCTTTTAAATCTTTTAAAAAAGTAGAGTTTAATTGTTCTACAATAATACGAAGAGCTCTATTAATCTGTCTTTGATTATCTACTTCATATTCATTTTTTGGTTCCGGTACTCTTACATTAATTTTAGCCATTATCTTCTTCCGTCTGGTTGTACGTCAATTTGAAATGTTCCAAATCTCCAATTTTCACCTAAGTTAATATTTTCTATTTTAATACTTCCATATCTTCCTCTTGCTCTAGTGCTTACAAATTCTGTAGAAGAATCAATAGTAAAAGGACTATAAGTAGAACTAGTTGTAGTTTCAGATGGCCAATTACTTATTCCTATAGTGATTTGATTAGTTCCAGTTAACGCTTTAAAGTTTGGTAAGAATCTTCTCATTGATAAAAAAATTTCACTTTGATCTTTTTGTAAAGAAAAATCAAAAGACTGAATAAAAGAAGTTAAAGTAGTTATAGAACCATCCGGATTTATTTGATCTGTACCTGTATCTTGTTCAAAGAAAACAGATTGTCCTAATCCTGTTTGACCTATAACTGTTGGAAAAGTACCAGTCTCCGTACTATTATATTTTGTTGCATAAGGGTTTGGATATATTAATGAATCAATCCAACTAGTTCTCATTGATGTAGAACTAGTATTTGTATACCATACTCCAAGAGCAACTTGTTTATTTGCATCTGTATAATTATAAACTACTGATCTATCATTATCTGAAGATCCTTGTGTTGGATACCACCAAGTAACTTCTGTATATAAATTATTTAAACCAGCATTAATTTGTTGTCCCTTAGTTGTATCAATATTATCAAATATATAATCTTCAACAGAACAAGGTAATGTTTTAACTGTTCCATCAAATGCAAAGAATCCACTATTACTCATCCAGTAAGCAACACCATCTATTTCTACTGCAGCGTTTTTACCAATTAAACCGCAATTCGTTCCTACTTGTTCAAATGCAAATGTAAAAGGAGCTCCTACAAATTTCATTGTATATAAAGCGTTATCAGTCCAAACTAAAATAGTTTCTTTCGCGTTCACCGCTCCGATAATCTTAGTACCATCTTGTAATCTAAATGAACCGGCTGTGTTAGTTGCTTTTATTTCATATTCATTAATACCTTCTATTGTTGAAAAACGAATAAACATGTCATCTTGAGTATCTTCATCATTAAGAGTGGTACAAGTTCCAAAGTGAATTAAATGTCTTGTTGTAGGTGATATTAAAGTTAATCTAGATGCAACTGGGTTATCGGTTGTTTGAAATCCAAAAGTTGTTTGTGAAGCTCTAGTAGATAACCTTGCAGCGATACTAGAATTCCAAGTAAAGGTTTTACCATTTGCAATGGTTGCAACTAATACATCTCCATAGTTATCTAAAGACCAAAGTCCTGGTTCTAAAGTTGTAGTAGATGCTAATACAGCTGATCCCCATCCTGTAAAATCAGTTGCATTGGTAACGGTTGCACCATTTAAATGAGTTACATCTGCTGTTCCAAGTTGACCTCGGGTAATTCCTGAAATGGTATCTGATCCTGTAGTATTAGTTGCATAAGTCATTAATTCATTTCCAATAAGTAATGTTCCAGATGCCGGAAATGCAGCTGAATCTGTAAGTATAACTGAAGTTGCTGCAGCATTAAATGGTCCACCATTATTAATAGTTGTAACTGATGCTCCGGCAACTGTTCCACCATATTGGCCTACACCAAATCCATATCCATAAGTTTGTATTGCAGGACCTACAGATGCGTAAGGTTTAACAGTCATACTTCCACCTGTTGATACAACTGCTGTTGCTTGATTTAATGAATTAATAGTAAATGTTGTTGGAGTGGGTACTGTTAATACTTGAAATAATTTATCCTCAAAATCAGCGTTAGATAATCCTGTTCCTCCTGGTAGAGTTACAGCATCTAATACAATCATATCACCTGCAATTAAACCGTGATTAGTAGATGTGGTAATTGTACATTGTTTAGTAGTAGTGCTATTAGTTGCTAAAGTAGAAGATGTAAAGGTAACAATAGTACCAGTATTATCTGTTCTAAAAGGTGTTATATCAAAAAGCTGTCCTTCAAAGTATATAAGTAAAAATTTATCAGTACCTAATGCAACATATCTGTTTCCAGAAGTGTCCACAAAGTCCAACATCTTTCTACAAACACCCACAACTGTTTCATTTAATAATGATGCCCAACCTCCTACTTTTTCAGGAAGCCCATATCTAAATCTTGTATTATCTGAATCTACCCATCTACCGAATGCACCTACGGAAGTGTTTTGTTTATCAATTCCTGGAGCGAATTTAATTTCTGTAAGAGCCATGGATTAGCTCCTATGCTGTGTTAGTCTTATAAGTCCAACCTTGAGTAGCATTTACATAGACTAATGTAATGGATTGTCTGTTTGTATTTAAAGTTAAAGCAGAAGCTGATCCTAAAATATTACTACTATTATTACCTACTACACAATTGTTTGAAGCAAAGAAATTAAAGCCATCAATAATACTTACTTCATCTCCTACACTAGGACTAGCAGGTAAAGTTACTGTAACTGGATTTGTTCTTGTATCTACAATTAATTGATCTCCGGGAACTGCTAAATAAGGTGAATTAGTATTACTAATAGAGTTATATCCTTTTTGCATTATACCAATAGAAGTTAAAACACTAGCACCATCAGATACTAATAATAAAGTAGATTTAACTGGAACCTTAACTGGAGTAGCTTGTCCTGTAGTTAATACACCAATTGTATAATTAGAAGTTGTTCTTGTTGTTGCATCTTGAATAATAAATACTCTATTTGCATTACCACCTGTTGTTGTTGCAGGCATTGTCACTGTACAGTTTGCTGTTAAAGTTCCTGTAAGTTTAATATAGAATTTTTTACCATTAGCACTATCCGAACCATCCGCTAAACTTAAATCAGTATTTCCTGAAGTAAGTGCTAAAGTTGTATAACCTGATGAAGCTGCTTGTAAAATTTGTAAATTAGTATTGGTAATGGTTCCCCATAAACCTGATTTTTCACCGGTTGCAACTAATTCTAATGATAAGTCTGTTGAATATGTTGATGCCATAATTTAATAAGGTACTATTGGTGTCCATACCATGTTTGCTCCTGGTATGATTTCATTCCACACAATAACGTTTGTTGTTCCTCCGTTGTTACTGTCTAATGTTAATGGACTTCCATTAACTGATACATTTGATGTTCCGGATATTGTAACTGTTCCGCTGGTAATAGTCAATTGATTTCCAGTAACTGTAACACCAGCAGTTGCTGAAACAGTAACAGAACCAGTAGCCATTATTAATGGCGATCCGGTTACATCGGTTTGACCTGTACCTGAAATAGTAATTGTTCCGATACCTAAGAATAGCGGATCTGCTCCTGATGTTTGTGTAATAGCAGTAGCCGATATACCAACAGGTCCTATTGTTAGTATTAAGTTATTACCGGACGCAGTAACGCTTACACTGTTATCGTCTCCAACAGTGGAAAAGGGAAACCTAGCGAATGTATCAAATCCTAAAAGCATATAATATAACGGAGAGGGATGGTATGTGGAGGTCCCTCTCCGTTATAATTATATCAGCCTTTAAACCAAGAGGGAAGTCCTAAATGTTTTCTTTTATCAAAGATATTGTCTTTTGCGCCTTTAGTAGCTGCATTATTATAATGCAAGAATACTTGACCACAATCTTGACCTTTAAACTCTTCTCTCCAATGTTCTAGTAAATTTCCTCTATAAACTAACATATCCCCAGGTTTTAAATCTACTTTAATACCTTTGGTGTTATCAGTTACATATCCTTTTCCTTCAACTACTCCACCTTTGTTTGGATCCTTTTCTATAAAAATAGGCCATTTGTCTCCACCTAGGTTAAGAGTAGTAGAAATTTCACATGAGAATCTATCTTTGTGGCGATGTAATACATCTCCCTTTTTATAAATTCTAGCATAAGAATAAGTTGGAATTAATTTTAATCCTGTATGTTTTTCCATAACAGGTTGAACAGCTAGTAATAAAGTTTCCATAGCAATGTCCGCATAATGAGAATAAGTATTTGGAACTTGTTCATCATTCCATACACCAAACTCTGTTGTGAATGGAGATATGTATCTTGCATCAAACATTGTTCTTGCAACTTGTCTTTTCATTAAAAAATAATTATAGACAAAATTTGCAATCTTTGGATCAACTGCTTTTTCAATTACTATGAATCTATTTTTTTTAAAATTATTAGACATTTACCTTAGCCATTTCTTTTGGAACTGCTTGTATGTTAAAATGAATAAATCTAAATGGTTCTTTACCATGATCTACTGCATATTCATGTTCCATATATCCTGGGAAGAATATAAGCGTTCCTGGTTTAACTTTAAAGTGTACAAGTTCTGTACCATGAGTAATTGCATCTGGTTTCTTAAGCTTTAATTTAGTACATCGCGCCCCCGTGCGCGGCTCGTGGAAAATTGGATATGAAGTTAATTCACTTGCTTTAAGAAAATAAAATCCACCCACATGTTGATTATGATGAATATGTGCAGAATGATTTCCACCACCATTTTTTGCAAATTCTTGTACCCAGCTTTCTGAAAAGAAAGTTGTATATTGTTGCATATCAAATCCTTGCCAATCTAAAAACTCCCAAGCTTTTTGACCTACATAATTATGAAAATCTCTAAACTTAGTATCAGCAGTTAATGGTGTTGAATGATAAGATGTACCAAAATCATTATCTTTTTTAATATCTTTTTTTCTTAACTCTCTGGCTTCTTTAATATATTTGTCAGTTGCTTTAGTAAGCGACTTTACAAATTCTGGTTTGTCTTCCATCCAGATTGGTGTTTTAAAATACTCGTTTATAAACATATTATTTAAAAGGATATCCAAGGTGCCATACTACCAATGAATATCTAGTTCCTCTTGTTACAGGTTGGACTCGATGCCACACAAAACTTGGAAATACTACTATCGAGCCTTTAGGTAATATTTCTTTTACAGTTAACAAATGTTTATCTTCATCACGCATGTGAGGATCATAATTTCTACAATCAAATTGTAGTTCACCTCCTTGATATTCACTACCATCTGTTAATTGACAAGTCATAGATAACTTTCTAATTTTACCATGTGAGTTTGGATCATCGGGTTTATCATAAGGTTTATCCCAGGAATCACAATGCCAATCATAGTACTGATTTAATTTATATTTAGTAAATTGACATGATTCAGAAAAATCCCAATCAAAATTCCAACCCGCTAATTTATTTGCCTCGTGCACGTACGGGTGTATTTCTTTATAAATCCATTTATCATTTAACCAAACAATATTAGAATTTCTTTTCTTTTTTAAATCTACAACTTCTTCTTCCTTTAATGGGTTTTTCTTTAAATCTCTATTAGAACCAAGTCCACCAGTAATAGCTAAATCTTCTTGATGTTGTAATCCATATTTAATAATATCATCACAAATCTTTGGTGGTATTGCTGATTTAAAATACCAATAATAATTAGA